AAAAAATCTCTCAACGCTGGTGGTCGCCAAGACCGTTCAAACGGGGAAGCATCCCACGCAGCGCCTGAAGATAAGTTCATTTCTACGCAGGAACGTCGCAAGATGTGGAGCGAGGAGTGGACGCAATCAGCATTGCCAAAGCTGCCCAACATGGATGGGTGGCATCTCTGCTGGCTTTCGACAACCAACAGNTACGACTCCATTGATAAAAGGATTCGCCTCGGTTACGTTCCCGTTAAATCGGAAGAGTTGCCCGGCTATGAAAATTATCGTGTGAAGGCGGGTGAGCATGTTGGGTATATCTCGTGCAACGAAATGTTGTTGTTCAAATTGCCCATGGATGTGTATCAGGAAATCATGTTGTACCAACATCATGAGAAGCCTCAAGAAGAAGCGGATAAAGTCCGTGTTCAACTGGAAAGCCTCCAAGGTCAACGCGATAGCAATGGCAAACGTCTCGTGGATGTCGAGGGCGACGGAATTGGCAGTTTTGATAATCAACCAAGCAAAACGCCCGTATTTTCGGGTTAACCTTTAGGAGTATTCAATGAGTGCAACCTCTGCTCCGTTTGGCTTGCGTCCTGCGTTCCACCCCTCTGGTCTGGATCGCGCACAGGCGCTCGCAAACGGTATCACTTCAGGTTTGGCTGTCAACATTTTGAAAGGCCAACCAGTCGTCTACACAACCGCCGCTACCGTCGGTTCAACTGGTGCTGCTAACGGCACCATCATCCCTGCTGGTACACCCGGCAACAGCGCTGCTACCTCTGGCTACCAAGTCGCAGGCGCATTCGCTGGTGTCGAATGGACTGACGTCACTGGTCGTCGCCGAGTGTCGAACTACTGGCCTTCTGGCACCGCATACCAAACTGGTTCTTGCGTTGCTTACTTCTACAACGACGAAAAAATCGTGTACGAAATTCAAGCCGATGGTTCTTTGGCGCAAACCGCTATTGGTAACGAGTACAACTTCAGCAACATCACCGCTGGTTCCACAACCACTGGTCTGTCGCAAGCTACTTTGGCTGTTGCATCCGCTCAAACGGTCGGTGCACAAGGTCAAATGCGCGTGGTTGACTTGGCTCCATACGTGGACAACGCTTGGGGTGATAGCATACACGATNGTTCGTGTGACATTGCCNTATGTTCAATTTGTTGCTGCTACTACAGCAGTTGTTTAATTAAGGAGCTAACAAATGGCAGCCCCGATGCGCAGTACGGACTTCCGTTCGATTGTTGAGCCTATCCTCAACGAATGTTTCGACGGAGTCTATGACCAACGTGCCGACGAATGGAGCCGTGTGTTCCGTGAAGAAGACGGCATTCCACGTAACTACCACGAAGAACCCGTTTTGTACGGGTTCGGTGCAGCTCCCCAGTTGCCCGACGGTACTCCAGTGACCTACCAACAAGGTGGTGTTCTGTTCTTGAAACGCTATGTGTACAAAGTGTATGGCTTGGCCTTCGCTTTGACCAAAGTGTTGGTCGAGGACGGTGACCACATTCGTTTGGGTCAAGTCTATGCACGCCACTTGGCACAATCTTTGGTGGAAACCAAAGAATTGTTGGCCGCTAACGTGCTCAATACCGCTTTCAACAGCACATACGCTGGCGGTGATGGTGTTTCTTTGATCAACACTGCTCACCCCATCGTGAACGGCACTTTCAGCAACCAGTTGGCCACCGCCGCTGTTTTGTCCCAAACTTCTTTGGAACAAATGCTGATCCAAATCCGTCAAGCTGTTGACAACAACGGTAAAAAAATCCGTTTGGTTCCACGTCAACTGATCGTTGCTCCTGGCAACATCTTCCAAGCTGAAGTGCTGTTGAAATCTGTGCTCCGCACTGGTAACGCCAACAACGACATCAACCCAGTGAAATCCATTGGTTTGTTGGACGAAGGCGCTGCCGTGTTGAGCCGTTTGACCAGCTCGACAGCATGGTGGGTGCAGACCGACGCTCCCGAGGGCTTCAAGCTCTTGATGCGCCGCCGTCTGGAAAAAACCATGGAAGGCGACTTCGAAACCGACTCTATGCGCTACAAAGCGACCGAGCGTTACGATATCAGCTACACAGACCCCCGTTGTGCCTACGGTACACCCGGCGTCTAAACCAAACAGGGCTGGTCTAAAAAGCCAGCCCTTTTTTTAAACCCTGAGTGGTTCAAGCCACAAGGAAGAAAAAAATGCCTCAATTTAGCGATGACCTATTCTTGGGTACTGCCCAAGGTTACATTGGTACAAACAACACAAACTCTGAAGCGGTGATCACTGGTTCGGTGACTGGCACGGTCATGACTGTGACAGCCATGAACTCTGGTGACTCTTTGGTTCTCGGCCAATTCGTGTCTGGCACTGGCATTACTGCTGGGTCATACATCACTTCTTTCGGCACTGGTGCAGGCGGCACAGGCACTTACAACTTGAGTGCTTCTTCGTCAGCCACTGGTTCGATCACAATCACTGCCTCTGGCAACTCTGGCCTCGGCGATCCTTCACCAATGGAAGTTGGCGTTGGTCCTTTGGGTCGTGAGTACGTTTGGGACATGGTTCCACAAACATTGCAAACAGCAAACATTGCCGCTTCGCAGACCCCTGCTGCTGCTGGCAACTTGACGCTGACTGCTGGTACTTCTGCCAAGTCTGTTGTTCGCACAGACGGCACCACAGTGATCCAATTGGACGTCGCACGCGCTGTTCAGTTGACCACCGCTTCTGGCACCATCAGCACAAGCCGCAACTTGACAGTGTCTGGTTATGACTACTACGGCCAACCAATGACCGAAGTGATCGCAACTGGTACAACCTCTTCTGCCGTGGCTAACGTCTCTGGCAAAAAAGCGTTCTACCAAATCTCCAGCATTGCAATCAGCGGCGCATTGCCCGTGGCAATTACTGTCGGCACAACTGATATCCTTGGCTTGCCATTGCGCACATTTGATGCTGGCTACATGGTTCGCGTGGGTTGGAACAACACCCTTGCAAACGATACAGGCACATTCACTGCCGCAGACATGACCACACCCGCTACATCGACCACTGGCGACGTGCGAGGCACTTACCTGCCTTCCACCGCTACAAACGGCGTGAAACGCTTGGTGGTTGTGATTGCTTTGCCCGGTATTGCCACAGGTCCCACTGCAACTCGCACTGGTGCTCTTGGTGTAACTCAAGCCTAATAGGAGGCCACAATGGGTCAATTTAAACCAATGGTGAAAATGTTCACCGATGAGCCTTCAGTTATTCTGAAACTCAAAAAAGGTGGCAAAGTTGCAGCCAAGCACCACGGTGAGCATGGTCATATGTCCATGCACAAAGCCGCTGGCGGCATGATGCACGGTGCTCATGAGGCTTTTGAAGCTGAACATGGCAAAGCCCCCAAAAAGCCTTCTATGGCTGAACGCCGCAAGGCCATGAATCCCAACATGTACGCCAAAGGCGGCAAGGTTGAAAAAGAGATTCACAAGGTCGAAAAAGAGCTGAAACATCACGAGCATTCCAAACATGCTCATGGTTTGAAGCACGGCGGCAAAGCTCACAAGGCTTCGGGCGGCGAGATTGATCGTGACGAAACCAAAACAACCATTGAAGGCAATGCGAAGAAATTCGAGAAGACCAAAGTGGTTGATGGCCAAAAGCACGACAAGCACCATGGCACTGGCATGATCAAGGAAGGCAAACCCGCTGGCTACAAGCACGGCGGCCATGCCCACAAGCACCACAAGGCAACTGGTGGCGCAATTCCTGCTGATACTGACGAGAAAGTCAATAAAGGCAAGATCAAAATGCACGGCACCATCGAAGGCAATGAGCACGACTACTTGAACACCGAGATGCACCAAGCCAAGCGTGATAAAGCGCACGGCACCAAAGGCATTAAGGAAACCAATGCAGGCGGCTTCAAGCACGGTGGACACGCCAAGAAGCACCACAAAGCAACTGGCGGTGCTATCCCTGCCGCAACCGAAAAAAACATGCGTGAAGGCCATTTAAAGGGCGACACATATGAAGGTGGCGACTGGGAAGATCGTGCGGCTGACACAGCTACAGGCGGCGTCAAAAACCGCATGACTGGTGGTGTTCGTGAAGCCAACGCTGGTGGCTACAAGCATGGCGGTCACGCTGCAAAAAAGCACTACGCCACGGGCGGTAATGTCGTTGATGACGGTAAAGCAGTAAAAATGCCCCGTCACTTCGTCAGCCGACCCGTGGCCAACAGTCTGCAATCTGGCACCTTTAAAAAAGGTGGCAAGGTTCACAAAGAAGTTGGCGGTAATGTTGATGCAAAAGCGGTTTCAGACAAAGCGAGTCGTGAACTCGAAGAAGCTCTGAATCCGTTAAGCATGGCCAAAGAGTTGTATGGCAAAGCCAAGAGTTATCTCACTGGCTCACCATCGACTNCCGGCGCTGTGACCAAGACCAAAGAATCGGTNACGGTTGCTCCCAACAAAAAACGCGGCGGCAGAATGTGCTAAAACTGGGTGGGGGCTTCGGCTCCCACTTCTTTCAAGGATAGATCATGAGTAATGGAATCGTTTCATCAATCACTCGCGCTGGCACCTATGAGCCATTCGATCTTCAGGTTGCTCGCAACCAGATTTTGGGTCACAGCGACGTTAGTTTGTTTGGTTATAACGGCGGTATAACTTCTACCTCTGCACCAACAACTGCCCCAATTCCAATGTGGGAAAATGCAACTGCATACACATTCCCATCATCTGCTGCTCAATTGACCATTGTCAGTTCATCTGCATCTGATAACACATCTGCTACCGTAACNATCAGCGGTTTAGATGCTAGTTACAACCCACTTTCAGAAACAATTGCTTTGAATGGCACAAATGCTGTTACATCGGTAAACAGTTATTACCGGGTTAACTCAGTCATCATGGCATCNGCTGGTACATCTCAAGTAACCAATGTTGGAACAATCACTTTTAAACAAGGCACCAACATTGTTGCTCAAATCAATCCAAAGGTTGGCAAAAACCAAGCCAGTATTTATTCAGTCCCCGCTGGGTACACTTTTTATCTGAACATCGTTGAAGTCAATTCAGACAACACTTTGGGCAGTGGCAATGGCATGTATTACAACGTGCAGCAAACCGTTAATGGCGTTCAATACAACGTATTGACCCAAGGTTTTAGTTCTGTTTATGTGATTGATAGATCATCGGCTCCATTCGCATACCCGCAAAAATCAGACATTCAATGGCAGATTGCAACAACCAGTTCAACTGCTATTTTGTCTGGCGCAATCATTATTGGTAAGTTGATTCAAAATAACGTCAACACAACTCAACCCGGTAACTGATCATGCCCTTGACCAAATCCAAATCCAAAAAGGCTTTTTCACACAACGTGGAAGCTGAGATGCGTGCTGGCAAACCCCAGAAACAGGCGGTGGCGATTGCGTATGCGGTCAAGCGCAAAGCCAAGAAAGCATCTGGCGGTGAGATTGATTGGGCAGACATTGATGAGGATCGTCCTAAACCTCGTCGATATGCAAATCCTCATGACTACGATAGCGACGTAGACTTCTACAAAGCAGTTGGCGATCCTCGTGGAGATGAAGATGATGAAGGCGAAGACACAGCTCCTCGCATGTCTGAGATCAAAAAACACAAGAGCACAAAACTTGTGAACAAACTCACAGCCAATCGTCAAATGGCTGACATTGCAAAGGCTTCTGGCAACAAAGCAGAATCCGAAAAGCAATTTGGTCGTTTGGAGCGACGCGGCGAGTCCAATCGTTTGAGAGACTTTGCCAAGTCCGCTGAAAAACGTGGTGACAAAGCAAAGGCTGACACACACCGCAAGGAATGGTCAGAAAAAGTTGGCAAAGGCAAACCCGCACCCTTCAAAGGTGGCGGNAAAGTCAAAAACTCATGCTGGTGATCTATGGCTAAAAACGGACTCTATGCCAATATTCACGCCAAGCAAGAGCGTATTGCTCATGGCTCTGGCGAGAAGATGCGCAAGCCCGGCAGCAAGGGTGCACCCACCGCGGATGCTTTCAAGGAGTCTGCAAAGACTGCCAAGATGAAAGACGGCGGTGTGTCGCTGGCTGTTGGACGCGGTGAAAAATTGAGTGTTTCACGTGGAGCAGGACTTACCCAAAAGGGTCGGGATAAGTACAATCGTGAGACAGGTTCACACCTGAAAGCACCACAGCCTCAAGGCGGTGCTCGAAAAGACAGCTTCTGCGCACGCATGTCGGGCGTGGTCGAACATTCAAAAGGCGATGCGGAGCGTGCCAAGGCTTCTTTGAAGCGCTGGAAATGCCCCGGTTGGTGAGGTAAAAAATGGCTTATAGCGGCACAGTTGGTCAAACAGTCGTCACCGTCCAAAACTTAATTGATGACGGTGCGCGTCGTGCTGGAAAGCTGGCGGAGGAACTGACGGTTGAGCAAGTTCAAAGCGCCAAACAGTCGCTGTTTTTGATCTTGAGCAACCTGATCAACCAAGGTATCCAATACTTCGCCATCAAGAAGCAGGTCTACGGCCTCAATCCAGACCAATACGAATATCTGCTGCCCGTGGGTGGCGTGGACGTCTTGAACGCCCTTTATCGCTGGATGACTCGACCAACCCCTGCCGCTGGTGGTTCGTATTTTTCTTCGTCGGGCGTGACAGGTTTGGCTTTTGACAACAACGTCTTGACCTCAGATGCGCAGACATCGCCCAATGGCTACATCGGCGTCAACTACGGCCAAAACAACCCAATCTATGCTGGCTCAATCGGCATCTTGCCTGCGACGTCTGGCAGCTTTCACATCTTGCTTGAGACGTCCAGCGATGGCTCAACATGGACTACGTTATTGGACACTGGCGTCACCCAATGGGTGAGCGGCCAATGGCTGTGGTACGACATTGATCCCGGGGTGACTGCACAGTATTACCGCATGAGAGAAACCTCTGGCGGCACATT